GTTTTACATATGTGCTTGATGTGTAGTAACTAAAGAAAAATAATGCCCACATTGTCCATGTAGAAACTACATCAGGTACAATTCTTTTCTTTGGCATGAAATAAACAATTTTGCAAATTGGTCGACCAATATTCATAATAATACGACCCATCACATTATCATTTTTGACTGCACCCATTAGATAAGCCATATGCTCTGACCATGGTGTTGCAATCTTAAATGCCCACTCTGTTGCTGCTTTTCTTTGTGCTTCGATTCGTTTTTCTTTATTACGAATCCAAACCATAAAGTCTGGACCACCACCATCAATCCATGATGTAACGATTCTTGCCCATTTAATGTAGCCTCTGTAAACAACACGGTCATTCTTCTTTAACCATTCACCATATTGTTGGTCAGCCGCAAAGATATTATAAGGCATCATGCCAATTTGAAATAACTTTGTACAAATAATTTTAGAACAGGCACAAGTACAGTTACAAGCGTGTGATGCTGAATTAGTGTAAGTACAATTGTATGTGCATGCGCAATTTGTGCCTGTTTGTAACCAAGATTGAGCATCACAATTTGCACAGTTTACAGTACCGTTAATATAACAATTATCACCACCAATGTTACCACAGTTACAAGCATTCTGACAGTTTCCGTTATTACAAGCTCCGTATGTACTTGCTTGATAGTAGTTTAAACCATAAAAGTTTGATAACTGTGCTGTACCAGGTCTTTGATTTGGTGTAATTAGATTATTTAAAAATTGTAAATCGGATGAGTGCGATGTTGTGCCATAAACCTCTTGGTTTACATCAGAAAACCCAATTTGTGGTCCAGTAGTAATAGTCATATTTTACTCGTTAATGAATTGTTTTACTATTTATATTAAGCTTAATTAAGTTCAATTTTTCAAATATTTTAATATATAGGTACCCCAAATCAAACTCAAACGGCCTGTGAGCAAAGTTTGGATTATTGGGTTCCCGATGATGGTTATTGTGTAATTCGTCACCGCATATCAAAATACCAACCGGAAACAAATTCCTACTATTATCTTTGGCATCTGGATGTTTATAACCAAACCAATGAGCAAATCCCGTAATTGAAGCAGTAGTCAAAAATGGTACAAAAAATAAATGGAATAACCATACTAAAATACCTGGTATCAAACCCCATAACAGTATATCAATCAAAAGAAATAATATTAAACCTAATCTAGGATATTTGGCGTATACATTTCTTTCAATCCAGTCGTTCGGAACACCAGCACCGTAATGTTCTAATGCCCAATCAGTATCAAAATATTGATATATTCTAATAAAATTAGGTATAAAACAATGTGCTGTAACTCTCCAATAACCCATTATCTTAGGTGAATGTGGGTCACCTTGTACATCGGTATATCGGTGATGTTTACGGTGTTGTGCTACCCAAGGCTTTGCAACAACGCCATCAGTCAACCAAAGATAAAGTCGAATTACATGAGCAAACACAGGATTTAAAACAAAATGTCTATGCGTCAGGTACCTGTGTAAATATAACGAAACAAAAGTAATCGTTAAATGAGTGGTAAGAAAAGCATAAACATAAATGTTCATTCTACTGTTTCTACTTTTGCTTTTCCGTAAACTTCAACACCTTCGATTTCACCAACAACCTCACTTACAACTTTAATTGGAATAATTTTCTTCTTAGCATCTTCTTTGTGTTCAAAGATTGTACCAAAAATATCTTGGCGATCCAATGGCAACTCATCATTTTTGATAAGAGTCGGAATATAACCTGTAATGGCGTGAATTGCTAATGCAAACAATGAAATGTTATCGGAATAGGCATTGGCACAAGAAATATCCCAAAACTTTTTATCTAAAAACATACAAGCACCTTTGCAGATGTGTAATACAGGACAACTAGAACATTCTTTACGATTTGACCAGTGCGTAGAAGATTTAATTTCTACATCATCATAATTATCTAATGTACCACCAAGATGTGATTCTCCATTTTTGGAAGTTTCTAATGCGCTGACATTTTGACAGGTCATTACATTGCCCCTAAGGTCAATAGCCAATGTGTGTTCATCATCCATACCACATTTTTGACCAAGATACTTTGCATCAGAATGAGATAAAATACTGTAAACCATTCCGTTAATTTTACCTATGATATTAACAAAATTGATTCGACCTTGTGTGCTATAAATGTCTACAAAAGAAGTTTTACGATACTCAAAATGTTCTTGCTTTGTTTGTAGTGAGTTTGTAATGCCATCTTCATCGTATGCATCTACAATACCGCCTTCGCCTAATTGAATATTCGGATCACCAATCATATCAACGAACCAATCATAAACTGCCTTACGACTTTTATTCTTTGAGTTCATCATTGGATTGAAACTAATACTTTTTTTCAATCGTGTCATCATACGATAAAAACCAATCAATCTTTTCTTTTGTTCTGGATCATCAAATGGATCCGGACCACGAACAGGTTGACCAGGTCCATCGTGTGAGATTGATACAGAAAAGTTCATCATCATCAACCAATCAATAATCTCATCGCTTAAAATAGAACCATTAGTGATTACAGAGAATTGAGGCTTTCTTTTCCAAGTAGTAAATTTTTCTTTGAGTGCTTCTGCTAAAGGTTTCATGGTTTTCCAATAAACAAATGGTTCACCACCCCAAAATTCAACTTTTAGACCTTGCTCTTCATTGAACTCCAGCACTTCAAGTTTTTCTAAGAAGGCATCAATATCTTTTTTACTGGTTTCTTTTGGTCGTTCAACAAACTTTTGTGAACAATAATCGCATGAGTAATTACAACTTAAACCCATTTGGATTTTAAGATGTGTAATTAGTTTTGATTTTTTTAGTGGATTATTTTTATCGAATGCAACAAAAGGTTTTGAATTTTGTTGTTGAGTTTGTGGGTATTCAAAGACAAAGCCTGTTTCATCTTTTAATACGTTGGTCATGTTGTCATAATAAAAGATTTTTTTATCATTCGCATTTTTCTCTGCGTGTATCTCAAATAACATTATGTGTCCTAATCTTTGTATTTAAATTCCATTTGCTTGTATTTTTCAAATTCTTTCACCTGTTTAACATATTCTATTAGTTCTTGCCTGATTCTGTCCTTGTTTTGATATTCATAGTAGAGTCTTTGTTGTTTTGACATTCCTCTTTTATTACTCATCGGCATCCTTTACTAAAAGATTATTGTATTACCACTCCCTCGGTGCTTTGGTCTTATGACCATCTTTAATTGTATTCTGTCCTACACTTTCTTTCATACGACCGATTACATACTTCTCAAATGCTGAATCGGCTTTACCAATGCCTGGAACAGATAGGCGCATACCATCAGAATAAACAGGATAGTTTTCTGCGTAGATATGAATTTCTAAATGGGGATTGTCTAACTTGAATTGGTCGAGAACGGTATAAGACATACGATGTTCTTCGACCTCATTCGTATTCTTATTCATAAAAGTATATGTTGGCATTAATAAGTCAATCCTAGTTCTTGGTTAGTATCGTGTAATTTTTGCATCATCATTTCATTAAACCATTGTGGTCTATTCCTACTATTTATCTTACCTTTCCATGACCACAAATGTTGTTTATTCATCACATAATAATTATGGTATGATTTTAATGGATCACCAGATACTTTACATTCATCAGGCATGGCAGGTGTGGGACCAGTAAATGATTTATTTGGAATGTTTTTTGGTGTATTGAAGAATAATTCTTTCAGAAGGCCACTAGATTCTACTTTATGAATCTTGCCATAACGATAGGTATATTCTTTGCAACAGGCTTGTAGTAATTTACTTAGCCAAATATAGTTTGAATCGGATTGGCGACACCAGATAGCTGAAGGATGATTAACATGAGTAGCGGAATAAAGCACTTGCTCACGCTCATCAGAGAGAACATAACGCTTTTGTTGGCGACCAGACTTAGATAAACCAGTAGTAAGAACACCGTCAAGAACACGGTGGGCAGTAGAAAGTAATTGTGCATATTCGAGGATCATCTTCACGCAGTGTTTATCAACGTGCATTTCGGCACATTTGATAGGGTCATGGTCTAAGTAAAATATATTCATAATGTAAGTATACTACAATCAAGGTTAAATGTCAATACTTCCAATCGGTACAATACCCGTGCTTCTTCAACTTCTGTAAACCCTTTTCACAACGGTCGCCTATATCTGTCCTATACTGCGGATCATTTCCTAATTTAACCATTTTGACGTGTTTATAGGCCATGTTTTTGGCCTCACTAATTGTTTTGCCGGTTCCGGTTAACACTATAATGTAGGACCCAGCCGACCCAAGTTCTGGAATATTCTCACAAAATTCGCCATCAATCATCTTAACGGTGTTTGACAATTTCATTTCGCATGGATGTAAATTCTCCGGTGGAATATCATCTGTCAATACAGGGAAATCCAAATATTCTTCTTCTTCACGCTTGTTGAATGGGAAATCGGCATTGGCCATTACAACGCCAACACAAGTGCCGTATTCAACTTCTAAAGTGTTTTTGCCTTTGACGCAATCAAGCATCCATTCTGCTGGGTCACCTTTCATTAAAGGTTGCATAATGTTCCACATTGGATAACCTGGTCTTGCAGTCCATTCCATTGGCCATGGTGTACCATCTTTTTCATCAATGATACAATTCATATCGAGCATACCAACATAACCAATCTTCTTCAATTCTTTTTCCATTGGTTTCATTAGAATGTCAGCAATTTTGGATTCTTTGGTTGTACGGATTACTGTACCCATTTCACCTGTATTCACACCTAGGTCGCCATTCATTTGCTTTTTGAATTCCCAACCTTCAAACCAAAAATCCATCCAACCGGCAGGACCAAATATGCCCGTGCAAGCAATTTCTGTACCTGCTTTAAACTCTTGTAGAATGAAATAAGGAGAACCCTTACCTTTTTCTTTACGCTTTTGTAAGAAGCCAATTAAGTCTGCTTCGTCTTTGGCAACATAAGAGAGTGTCTTATCTTCTTCTTCGCCACATGGTTTGCAAACATAACGCTTTGGATTCTGCTTAATGAAATTGATAGCAGCATCATAGTTTTTAAATTCGTGAGAAGGAATAATTGGACCACCGAATGCCTTGATGACATTCTGGCCATACATACGATCCAATTCTAATTTTGCGGCTTTTTTACCTGGTCCGTAGACTGGATAACCATCATCAATTAGTGCTTGAATCTCATCCATAAACTCTAGGTTGTCTGCGGAGAAGATTAAATCTGCGACCTTGACATATGGTCTCCAGTTCTCAACTTTATCAACCAAACCTTGTCCAATGTGCGAGGCACGACTTCCTTTGGTATAGAGTTTAACAGTATGACCAGCTGCAATACAACGGAGGCACCAATCGAGAGTAAGACCGCTGGGGTCAATGACTAGAATAAGCATGAGAATCCTAATAAAGGTTGAATAATATCTCTTTATTTATTCTTTTGGGACTGGTGTTCCTGTGAATAGTTTTTCGGTGTATTCGTCTAAATCAAAATCCAAATCAATATTCCTATTGAAGGTCAGATGTTTGTTATTATCCAAATAACCAGAAGATTGTAAAAATTTGGTCATATTGTTCAAAATATTGACCAAATCATCACATTCAAATTCATGACGAATTTTGGATGAACCAATAGAAGCAATAGGTTCATCCTCACAAATTAATTTAAATTTGCTCATAGTGTAGGAATATTACCTAGAATATCACCAACAGGTGCCTTTTCTTTGATTACATTCTTGCTACGGCCATTGACACGAGCAATATCTTCAGCAGATACTTGTTGCATTGCAAATTGCTTGAATAATGGATAAGAATCTTTTACTTTCATTGAACGCTTGCCACCTACTGCTGCAGCATCAGGAAAGAATAATTCACAGCCGCCTGCACGCAATGGTGCAACTTCCATGACAGAATCCAAATTAATAATAACTTTACAACCTTTTTCTACATCATCTACTTCAACGAATAACGCCATTTTTACTCTCCTTTAGGTTCACGAATTTTGGCCAACTTAGCATTCTTCTCAGCAACTTCTGCTTGAATTACCATTTTTTTCCAATGACCACGCTTTTCTCCACGCAGGTTTGAAAGTAACCGCTTGGACTCTTTACTTAGGCGAAAATCTTTAGTGGTCATTTGCTTCCTTTATCACAATCTTCAACACGAATTAAATATACAGTATTCACAGCAGGTCGAACAAAGAAACATTCACCTTTAATATTCCAGATTAGATGGTTCTGAATACCACCTTTGTATTCTTTCAAAGGCGGATTAACATATTCAACCATAGCAGCAATAATTGCTACGATAAAACTACCGATGATAATGCCAATAAACCAACCAAATACATTGATAGCTTTAATCTTTTCAGACAACACTTTAAACATGAAAAATTCCTTTATGAATTAGATATAACAGGCTAACA